CTAATTGATGGGGAAATCATCAATGTTTTTCGTGCTGATGTGACGCATTATGGAGATAATTAAAAAAAAATTGTTTTTTTCTTGCTCACAATTTGTTAATTCGAAAAATAGGTGTAGATTTGAAGTGTTGGAATGAACCAACGACCAAAAACAACCATTATGAAAATTCAAGCAAAAGAAGTAAAGATTGGGCAAACAATACGCGTTTCGGGTGTTGTTGGAAGGGTCATCGAAATCGATGAATCTTTTTTAAAAAACGGCAAACGCCTTTGTCGATTCAGATTAGATTGTCCCGAAAGAAAAAAGACATCACGAGGGGTTTTTTCAAGTGGCACGAGTTATTTTGTTAAAGCAAAAATAATTTGGACCGATTGCCGTGAAACAACAATTGTCACCACATATTAAATATTCGAATTATGTTTTCAAACACGCCAAATGATTCAGTATATTTCCGAACAATGGAACCTATTGATGACATCAGCGTTGGCGACATCATTGAAATGACGCGAACGGGAAAAGAATTTTTGGTCGAATCGATTTCACACAAAGGTGTGATATTAAAAGAATGCACATCTTTTGTGTCATTCAGTCGGTCGGCATTGAATGAGCGTTTGAAAAGAAACGTTGCCATTCACAAACCCATTTAGGGAAAATCACGCGTTGTTCTAACGCATGGTTGTTTTTGGTTGGTGGGGACGCGTGGTTGCGTCCCCATTTTTTTTGGTTGTTGCAAATGATGGTGTACATTGCAATTGATATTGTACAATCATTTTCAACCGAATGGCCGAAAATCAAAACTTGTTCGGGCGCATTTTGGGCGCGTTTAGAAACAATCCAAACCGCCCATCTACGTCGTTGTCGAATCCAGCCGATTGGCTATTCGCGGACAATGAATCCAAAACGGGAATTGCAATCACGGAAACAACTGCGATGCAATTATCCGCCGTTTTCGGTGCCGTTCGTGTTATTTCCGAAACCATGGCGACATTGCCTTGGTCGGTAAAGCAGACAACCGACGGCGTTGTCATCGATGCAGAAGCACACCCCATCAACAAATTGATTCATCATCCAAATGCGATGATGACGGATTTCACATTCCGCGAAACGTGTCAAGCACATTTGTGTTTGCACGGCAACGCATTCATCGCAATCAAACGCGATGGTGCTGGGAATCCATTGCAATTGATTCCGATTCACCCCGACCGCGTTCAAGTGAAAGTCTACAAAGACGAAAAGTTCTATCAAGTAGATGGAAAAGAAACATTCGATGATTCGGAAATGCTCCACATCGTTGGATTGGGTTTTGACGGAATCGTTGGGAAATCAGTTTTGGAAGCCGCGCGCGAATCCATTGGTTTGGGATTAGCGGCCGACCGATTCGGTGGTTCATTCTTTGGAAATGGTGCAAACGTTTCGGCGGTGTTGACACATCCGGGTCGATTAAGTGATGAAGCCTACAAACGTTTGATTCGTTCTTGGACCCAAAGAAACGCGGGATTGGATAACGCACACAAAACGGCGATTTTGGAAGAAGGGATGAAGGTGGAAAAAATGTCCATCAGTCCACAAGAATCGCAGTTCATCAGCACAAGAAAATTTGGTGTGGAAGATATCGCAAGATTTTTCCGCATTCCATTGGCATATTTGGGAAGCATGGAAAATTCATCCACGCGTGCCAACGTCGAGGAGCAAGGAATTATGTTCCAACGAAACACGATTTTACCTTGGGTAAAACGATGGGAATCGGAATTGAACCGCAAATTGTTTGTTGGTGATTCCGACTATTATGTGCGTTTCAATATGGATGGATTGTTGCGTGGCGACATCCGTTCGAGATATGAAGCCTACACAAAAGGACGTCAATGGGGATGGATATCGGCAAACGATGTCCGCAAGATGGAAAACATGGCACCGATTGAAAATGGTGACGCGTATTTGCAACCATTGAACATGACGGAAATAGGGGCCACACAAAACGACGCAAACGATGCCGTGGAGTGATTACCCCAAAGCCGCAACGGAACACGCTAAAAGAGCGTTAAAACACCGCGAGGAACACGATTCCGATTGTGGCACATCCGTAGGTTGGCGAACTGCATCTATTTTGGCGAATCGGGAACCCGTTTCACACGATAGATTGCCACGGATTTTTTCGTTTTTATCACGCGCCAAGGTTTATGACCAAGGGGCGTTTTTTGATGAAGATGGAAAAGAGATTTGCGGGTCGGTAATGTTTGCCGCATGGGGCGGTGACGAAATGTTGCGTTGGGCCGAAAGAACATTGGAAGAAATGGAAGAAAATAAGAACGAAAGACACATCAAATCGGTTGTTGAAACCGACGACGAAATCGTCATCACATTTGGCAAAGGCGAAATGGGCGAGGATATTGAAATGGAATCAAAATCGGAAGAACGTGCCGAACCAAACGAATTGGCGGTTGGTGATTTTGTGCGTTGGAGTTCATCGGGCGGCAATGCATACGGCCGAATCATTCAAGTTGAAAAGAATGGCGAAGTGGAAGCGGATTCCGGATTCGTCGTTCAAGGAACGGAAGATGACCCAGCGGCATTGATTCGCATTTACCGATACGATTCGGAATCGGATGCCTATGTTGAGCGCAAGCCAATTTTGAATGTGGCGCACCGATTCAGCACATTGGAAAAATACGATGCGGAGGTTCGCAAATCGTCGGTCGTAAAAGAACACCGCGAATTCCGAATGGAAAACGCACAATACGAAGGGAACACAATTCGTGGATATGCCGCCGTTTACAATTCGGATTCCGAATGGATGGGTGGATTCTACGAACAAATTGAAGTTGGTGCCTTTGATGACGTCTTGGAAAATGACGTTCGTGCCTATTTCAATCACGATGAAAATTTATTGTTGGGCCGTGTGTCATCGGGCACACTACGAATCGGAACGGACAAACGTGGTTTGTTCTATGAAGTCGATTTGCCAAACACAACATATGCCAATGATTTGGTTGAATTGATGAAGCGTGGCGACATCAATCAATCGTCTTTTGCATTCCTAATCGGGCAAGACCGATGGGAAGAAAGAGGCGGGAAAACCTACCGAATCATTTCAAAAGTATCACGATTGTTGGATGTTTCACCCGTTGCACAACCCGCATATCCGGAAGCAACATCGGAACTGAAAACACGCGATTTGGAAACGGAAACCAAAGAGGAAGTCAAGGCGGCCGCGGTAGAAGATACTGCATCCGAAGTGGCGGAAACGAAAGAAGAAGATTCCAACCTTTATTTGTATAAAAGTAAAATTCTAAATTTTTAACACGATGAAGAACATCGAATTGCGCGGACAACGCGCGGAGTTAATCAAAAACGCGACGGCGATTGTTGACGCGGCTCAAAAAGAAGGACGTTCATTGAACGCCGAAGAAAAGTCGAAATTCGACGCAATGGAAGCAGATGCAAGAAGCATCAAAGACCAAATCGACACGTTGGAGCGTGCGGCTGAATTGAAAAAAGAATTGGCAAGCAACGCTGAAGCACGTCAAGCGGCACCAAAGGCAACACGCAAAGGTGCATTCGAAAAATACTTGCGCAACGGAATGGGTGCGTTGAGTGCTGAAGAACGTTCAATCATGGGTGAACTTCGCGGAACAAGCACACAAGTTGCGGGTACTGATTCTTTGGGTGGATTCTTGGTTCCTCAAGATTTCAGCAACGAATTGGACATGGCGTCATTGTTCACCGGTGAGGTTGAGCGTTTGGCTAAAAAATTGAACACGGCGGGTGGCGCATTGTTGGATTACCCAACAATCAACGACACGGCAACCGATGCGGCACTAACAAGTGAAGCGGCGGCAGTAGGTGTTCAAGATATGACATTCGCCAACAAGCAGTTGAGCGCATACAACTACGCATCACAAGTTCGTGTGTCAATGCAGTTGTTGCAAGACAACGCATTCGATTTGAACGCGTTCTTGGCTGAATCAATGGGTGAAAGAATCGCACGCGCAACAAACGCGGCATTCACAACGGGTACTGGTTCAAGCCAACCACAAGGTTTGATTACTGGTTCGTCTTTAGGTAAAACGGCCGCGGGTGCAACTGCAATCACCGCTGACGATATCTTGGACCTTATCCACTCAATTGACCCATCTTACCGCAACAAACCATCATTTGGTTTGATGGCACACGATAACGTGATTGCGGCAATCCGTGCATTGGGTATTGGTAGCGCGAACGATTTCCCAATCTTCATCCCATCAATGGCGGCTGGAGAACCTGACAAATTGTTCGGATATAACCTATACTACAACAACGACATGCAATCAAGCATCGCGACGGGCACCAAAACACTTGTTGCGGCTGATTTCAGCAAGTTCGTTGTTCGTTCTGCTGGTGGCGTTCAATTTGTACGTCTAAACGAACGTTACATGGACGAATTAGAGGTCGGCTACGTTTCATTCGCGAGAAAGGATTCTGCGGTTCTTGATAGCCGTGCAGTCAAGCACTTGATTCAAGCGTAATCAATGAAAGTTAGATTTCTAAAATCTATTTCGGGAACTGGGTTCCACTACCGCAAAGATGCGGTGGTGGACATCCAGTCCACCGAAATGGTGACGGATTTTTTGAACGCGGGATTCTGCGAAGCCATTGCAGAACCACCAAAGACGCGTGCAAAAAAAGCAGTAAAGAAAACCACATCAAAAGAAACCCGATAAATGGCATTTGATATTGTAACGCCAGCGGCGTCCGAACCAATCACATTGACCGAGGCGAAGAATTTTCTTCGCGTTGACCATAGTGATGACGACACCTTGATTTCGGCCCTAATCACGGCCGCACGTCAAATGTGTGAAGAATACACGCGCCGCATTTTGGTGACCACAACAATTGATGAATATTTCGATAAATTCCCATCGAATCGATGGAACAATTTGTCGAACCTCATCTATTTGTCGCGTGGCCCCGTGGCGTCAATATCATCGGTGAAATATGTGGACGAAATCGGTTCCGATGTGACGATTTCGACGGACGCCTATGTCACGGATTTGATTTCCGAACCCGCACGCATCCAATCCGTTTCCGGATGGTTCGCCGCGGCTGGTGTAGTCAATCAGGTGATTGTGCGTTATGTGGTGGGAACGGATGTGTCATCCATTCCAAAGCCATTGATTCAAGGGATGATGTTGGTGATTTCCGATTTGTACGACCAACGCAATGACCGCGTTCGTGCATTGCCAACGGCATCGGAATATTTGTGGAACCCATACCGAATTTTCACATTCTAATGATTGACCACGCGGGACAATTAGACCGACGAATCACGATTCAGTCGTTCACAACCACGACCGATGATTTCGGTGAGGTGGTGAAGTCATTCACTACGTTGGCCGAAGTATGGGCCAAGGTGGAGGAGAAGCGCGGCAATGAGGGTGAAGATGGGAATCAATTGGTTGCCACAAAACGTGTTGAATTTTTCATTCGTTATCGTTCGGACATCAATGAGCAAATGCGCATTGTCTACAACAACGAAACATATAAGATTGAAACGATATTGAATGCAGATGCCCGAAAGGCATTTCAAAAGATTGTGACACGATGGGCCGACTAAGTCAAGCAGTAAATTCGGGAAAATTCGCCCGTTCGGGTGCTGGAGGTGGTGCGTTCATCGGCTTCGATGAAAAGGACGTCAAGAAGGAATTCGAACGTGCAATGAAAGAATTGGAAGGGTTGCACGATGGTGTCACCACGGCACAAATTCGTCGCATTGCGCGAGCGTCTTTGAAACCGATGTTGAAAGCATATCGCGATGAAGCGAAAATCAAAGGGCCTAATGTGTTCAAGGTTTGGCGAAATGGCGGTGTTTATGCTGAAATCAAATCGGGAACATTGGCCAAATCAATGGGCATCATCACCACAAGGGTGAACCGCGGACAAACGTTTGCATCATTGTACGTCGGCCCAAGGGTGAAACGTACATTTAGCGACCCCGAAAAAGGCGGTTGGTTCGCTCATT